GTGCGACGGCGCCCCTTGTGCTTGCGACGAGAGCGACGGCGACGACGGCCACCCATCGGCTTGTAGGGAGCGCCACCGGCGGCCGATGTATCATTCGCAACATACTCCAGGGCTCCAGCGGAAATCGGGGCTCCTACACCATAACCATTTCCACCGCGCATCTTACGACGACGACGCGTACCACCAGCTCCTGTACAGACCATTTACTCTACACCCGGAAGATAAACGCCGATTGTTCCGGGAACACTGTCGTATTGTTCATACCCACGAACGTGGGTCCCCACGGGTGCATTGGCAATCGGCACCAAGGCGGCTAGGTCTGGAAAATGAAAGAGCTCCAGCAGCTCGGCAATCTTGGTCTGACGATCAGCAAAGCTGAGTATATCGTGAATACGAGTTCCATTCAAGACCAGGACATCATATACGACATACATCTTGGGCGCCAGTCGAACGACTCGAAAAATGGTATCACAACAGAGTCTCTCATCCATGACCAGGGCGAGAGTCTCTGGGCGTTCTCCCTTTGCAGTTGTAAAGTATGCGTGGGCATTGCCATTAGAATCATGGGTCAAGTAAATCCATCCGGGTGTTCCACTATACTGAGGCACCTGACATGGGTCCGAGATTGGGGACCCCTTCCTTGCCAGAGGAGACAGCCGATAGGAGGCTTTCATACGTTGGAACATTCGTAGTCAAGGCTATTTCCTTCTCCTTGGGCGCTTCGCTGAAAGCGGGCTGAGACGTGCGAGCCGGACCCGGATCACGCGTATCCACGGGAGGAGGCAGCTTTGTTGTCACTAGGGGAACCTCCGGCTGAATCGGGGGCGCGGGCGGCTCCTCAAACCTTACCGTCGGCGGGGGTGCGGCCACAGGCATAGGCACGGGTGCACGAACGGGTGCAGGAGGATACATGGTCTTGACAACATAGAATACGGCAATGTGAATGAGTGCGACCATCACAAGAGTGGAGGTTCCCACGGAGAGAATGCTCCAGACGTCCATTTACATATTCAAGACCTTTTCTAACCATACAACAAACCGCAATGTCCGATGCTACTCAGACAGTTACCACAGAGGAGGTGAAGCCCGTCGTCGTCCCGGAGCCGGAGCCGGAGGCGGCCGTTGCTGCCGTGGTGGCCGCGGTTGTCCCGGATGCGCTGAAGGCCGATGTGGAGAAGATTGTCAAGGATGTTCTCAAGGCTGCCATCAAGGAGCTGCTGGATGACCTGAAGAAGTCGCCCCTGTCCAATCTGGACAAGGATGGCGATGGCGTCATCTCGGCGGCCGAGGTCAAGGATGCCGTCAAGGAGCAGGCTCAGAAGCTCGGTTGCGCGCCGTCCTGCACGATCTCCTGAAAAAAGAACACTGCGTCGCCAACCTCCTCCTTCCAGACCCGAGGAGAAGCCGAGTATAAGGTAAGAAGCACCGTCTCCACGTGATAGACTCGCGAAAACACACCCGCCTCGTGCGGCCGACTGAAAAAAGTATAGGTTCCATCGGGGTTGACCTCAACAACCTCTAGCGTCTTTTCATATTCATTATACTTACCAAAGCCGGTGTATAAATACCGGGTTTCGTACATTGTGCCCTTCTGAGCAGAGTAGGGCAGAGGGACACGTGTTTGAATGGTGATCTTCATTGATATACTGGCACGGTGTTTGCGAAAACCAAAGCCGTCAGCTTAGCCTCGTCAGCAATCATGTCGTTCATGTCCTTCACTGCGCCGGCAATCCCAGTGTAGATGATCTCCCACTTCTCGGGATCATCTGTATACCTGGTCGTGCGCGTGCGGCCATCCGGAAAGGATTCCACCAGCTCGGCCTCCGATGCACCTGACAAGTTCATGTACACGCGAAGCTGAATCTCGTCATACATCGGGACAGTGGCCCACATACGAGTACGAGCCTTGGAATCCACGATACGATTATGCTCCTTGACATATCCATCTGTGCGGCCCACAAGCTTGAAGGGTCCGCACTCCTTGCGAAAGGTCTTTGTGTTTCGCTCCGTGACGACCACATCCTTCTCCTTCTCGTAGGTATCCAGAATAGCCGCCTCATTGTTGGTGCCGCGCTGGCGCTGAACAGCTCCTCGCACCTCGCCAACAAGCATGTCCTGAACATCCTTGTCCATGTCAGAGTGCCGGAGCGCCACGACCATCCGAGCGCGAGTTTCCACGTTGGCCAGTGTATCCTGAATGTCCGTCTTACCAACGCACGCACGAACGCCTGCACCTACAATATCCTGAATTGGCGCCGTCGCCAAAATCATCCGCTTGAGCTTGCTTGTAGCCGTGCGGCGCTCACGGGTCTCAATGTCGGCCATGCGATACTTTGTGGGGAGGTGCTTGGACATGAGCTCATACATGACCTCATGCGGGGGCTGGAATCCATGGAGACCGATGAGACCGGCGACCTTTGAGGCAGAGATTTCGGGAACGTAGGGGAGCATTTTAGATACTCTTTATCTGCTGCGAAAAATTGGTTCCATTTTGGCTACGCAAAGCTCTTTTGCATCCGGACAATCGCATCAATCCAGCCTGGCATCCCCTGTAGAACATTGGAGACGGCCAGGGTATTGCCAGCAACAACAGTTGCATCAAACGTGGTTCCTTCGCAGACAATAAGAACTGCAGCCAGAAGGAGGTGCTGTTTAGCCTTTGCATCCGTTGGGCTCCATCGCAGGCAGTACATTTTATACAAGACATCAATGACCGGCCGAGCAGCTGCCTGGGTCTGCTTCCGAATGGCATCCCAGAAGATCCAAACTGGGTGAGCTCCGTGGGGCTCGGAGACAAATTCGTCAAAGCGATTGGCAAAGACGAGAGCCTGTTTGGCCTGCTTCTTATGCTCTCGGCAATAGGCAAAGATCCACGCCATCCAGTACAGTGCGCGAGTGGCATCCCTGACATCAGATCGCAAGCAGTAGATGAACTCATTGAGAGGAACGGCCACCGGTAGGGGATCCGCGGGACGAAGCGAGAGCCTGGCAAACAGCTGGGACGGGGCTTTGAGATGTTCCTGAATGGTCTGAGGGTCAAAATCATGCAAGGGCTTGATTGTAGGAAGAGGCGGCAATTTGTTCTTTCGGCACCCGGCAAGGGTCGCCGCCACTTCGCAGATCAGAGTACGGACATCAATGTTATTGCGAATAGATGTCATATTCCCAACGGTAAATGTACCCTCAATTGGCGCATACCGTTCATAGGCCGAGGCTAAATAGAGAAACACATTGGGGTTTGCGCGGTTGATGTGAAGAGCCGCAGCATCAAAGAGAGTTGCCCACAAACTATGGACAAGTCCTGAGCAGAGGAGTTCAAGCGACCAGTAGCATGCATAATCTGCATGACCAAGCTGCACGTTTTGAAGGAGAACCTTCACGACGTGCGAACGGGGATGCCCACAGAATGTTGTCTTTTGAAAGTCGGCTACACTACGGGAATCACTGACCTCCATTGTGTTGTTCTTTTAGTTGATCTGACCAAGTTATACGCGTGGATAGGTAGGCATCACCAGCCTACTCAGAATGCCGCCGAAATCACTTTCTCTACGAGGCATGTAGATGAGGCGACGAATGAGAAGGATGATACAAAGAATGGTCGTAATGGCAATCATCCAGTTCAGGACTGTGTTTACCCACGAAGACTTTGCCTTTACGGCTTCCACTTGATTCTTCTTATCTATATTGATTTGGTTCTTGATGGTATCCACCTGTTTCTGAAAGGTTCTAACCGAGAACGCCAGGTCATCCTTGACAGTGAGCACCTTGTCCTTCAGTCCATTAATCACCTGAATGGTGGATGCTTGCTCGGCTCGCTTTGCTTGCAGGTTCGTGTATTGCGAAACAAGGCCATCAATCACCGGCTGAGCTTCCGTATTGGCAATGCGCTGCTTCTCTTCATTAACCCAAGAATCGCCCTTTGTGAGTGTATAGTAGGCAACCCGAGCATTTTCATAGGCCGTTTCTCCACCCTGAGTGCCGCGAGCATTCTCGGCTGCTTGGAGCGCGGTAAATGCCGTTGCGATCTTGACATCGTGGTCAATTCCCGCGTCAGCGACGGCCTTCTTTGCATTGAAATCATCGCGCACAGTCCTATACGTTTGGCTCATAGCACTTGGAAGGTCTTTAAGATCTGCGTTTGCTTGAAGAGTGGGTTGTTCTGGAGTGGCTGGTGCAAGTGCCATGTAGATCGGCGCAGTCGTAAGGGTAAATTTTATTGTCGGGGCGGCGGTGTATGTGCAGGAAAGAACCTGTCCCGCCGATGTCAGAGTATATCCCTCTGACTCGGGGCACCGAATCATGCATGATGTTCCAGATGGAGTAAAGTCAAACCCACTAGGACACGACGGAGCTCCTCCCATTATCTACTAGATAGATAGATTCCCACTGACGCCCCAACACAAAGCGTGAGAAAGACAATGTAAGATGCAAACTGAGATGGAATGACCATAAGCTCAACAAGGGCCAAAAGGATCGTAAAGAGAACCGCTTGAATAACGTCCATGGTACGGGGATGAAGAATTGTCTTTTTCAGCTGTGCAATTGGAGCGGGCTGCACGTGACGCTCCTTAAGGCTATCGGCCACCTCCTTTAGTTTGGTGCTTACGTCCGACTCCACCGCATAGCCCGCATACTGGGACTTGATACTTTCGTAGCTGTCTGTCCCCATTGTTTAACGATTAGGAACAAAACTCTTGAAAGCACCCAGGATCGGCATGATCGTCCGGGCATCCAGGTTGGCCTGCTGGTTGCGCCATCCCAGGAGATTGGGCCGCGCTGCCTGATTTTGGTTTGCATAGGGAGCGATCGTGCTGGCCATACGGACAAAGCGGGTGAATTCAGACGCATCACCAACCATTGCACGACGAACCGGAGGATTTACCTGTCCAAAGGGAGACGTGGGCATTTTGTTTTAGAAGAGGGAATATAATGAGCGAGATCATAGATCCAAATGTAGCACCGGCCCCCGAACCGGCCCCCGAACCGGCACAAACTGCGGTCCCCACTGAACTTCAGGCTGCTGTGTCTGCATACAGAACAAACTACGCAGCCTATACAGTTACGCGGGATCCTTCATACAAGACTGCGTATGAGAATGCCATGACCGCGATCAACAAGACAGTTTCGGATGCATCGGCTGTGGCGGCAGCAAATACATCTTACATTCAGAACTTCATATCGTCGTATCAGAATGCCGCCGGAGACATTGCAGAGCTGCAGGCCCAGTCTCAAGATATTCAGAAGCAAGGTCCGGCTCTTCAAAATACCCTTGCCCAAGAGGAGCAACTCCATTCTCATACGGTGGCGGCTGCCGATGAGACGGCCCTCTATGTGAAATCGGCCATTGTATTTGGACTGCTGATTGCCGTGGGCATTGTTGGGACTTTGTAGCCGCCGTTTCGCATCAGCATGATAAAAAACAAGAGGGCGACAAAGCCTAGAGCAAGCGCATACCAGAAAAAGGTTGATCGGAACACTGCATCATCCTGTGTCTGGAGCATGCGAAGTGTATTGTACTGATCTCGCTGTTCCCTCATGACAGACGCATCATTCTGAATGCTGACGAGCTGCTGAAGGAGGGCATCCCGATAGACGGTGATGTTCGCAGCATTGCTCTTTGTCGTGGTCAAGATCTCAACCATTGAATGCAAAAGAGCGGCAAGTTCGCCATTCAGCTGTTGGATCTGAACAATCTTCGTAGGGTCATTTGCGCTTATCAGCGAATTGTAGGTTGCAAGTTTTGCTTCATACGACGTCTGTAGATCCTCCATTATTACTGAGCGACATTTACATCCTCAACACAGTAGCGATAGTAGAAACTCCGTCCCGCCGTGTCCGAGTGGCGAGTCACCTCAATGACATCGCCCGGAATGGCTCCAACCCACTTGATCATCGTATCCTGCGAATCAATCCACGGCAGCTGATTCTCCGGATCCGAAATCTTAAAGGTCTCCAAGACAAGTGTCCGCTCAGCCTCGGTGAGAACACGGTGGGGCATGGCCATCCGGTGGGTCGTAATGTCAAACTGCAGCTGCCAAATATGGAACAGGGCAAGTCGCTTCTTTGAATGAGACTTTGCCACTCGGAGCACATTCTCAGATGGCGGGCTCATGGCCACAATAACGATTCCATTTGTATGTGTGTTCTCATCGGCAAAGGTCATGACGTTCGTAATGTCGGTGGAGAGGATCTTCTCCTTCTGGCTGAAACAAACGAGAACCGTTCCGATCGTATAGAGCGTCATCTTCTCCATCTTCTTGGAATCGCTGGCGAGCCGCTCGGTGGTCGTCTCAAGCTTGCGGCGCCCGAGCATGATGCGAAGAGTATCAAGTGCCTTGTCCTCCATTGTGATATCTGCTCTCTTACAAACTACGACATTCGTTTTTTTCGGGACTTTGAACAATGAAGCAGTGGGTCTGGTTCTTTATCGCAGTTGCCGTTTTAGCGTATGCCGTCACGAGGGAGGGGTTCTACGGTGGAGGCCCCGAGTCCGGGTTTATTGATCGTAGCCAACAGAAACGCGCAATGTCTTTGGAGGATTCGTCGTACTCCCAGCGCACCAACCACTTTGTTCAGGACAATGGCGTGGGTGAAGCACTTGGCGCCGACACACCTTGGCAGGTAAATCAGTTTAAGAGCCGTATGTGAGAAGAACCAATGATCCCCAAGACAAAGATCCCAAAAGCACTCCGCGAGCAAGTATGGTTGGTTTGTGTGGGACCCAAGTTCCAAACAAAGTGCAAGGTCTCGTGGTGTACGAATACCATGAACGTGTTTGATTTTCAATGCGGACACAATATTCCCGAGAGCAAGGGTGGAAAGACGGATGTAAAAAACCTGATCCCTATTTGTTCTCGCTGCAATCTCTCAATGGGAAGCCAATATACAATTGATGAATGGACCCGTAAGTTTGCTGCTCCTCGGATGTCTTGCTGGACGTGGGTCAAGTACTGGTGGTCATCAAAGGTCTAAGCTCGGGATCTTTGAAGGCAAAGGAGTAGGTTTGCTTCCCTCCGCGCGGTGCCGCTCAACGTCGTTCCAGAATGCTCGCAGATCAGGGAGGTGATCGGACAGCCAGCTCGGGTCCTTCGGAACAAAGTCCTTCTTGATATCAGTCAGCACCCAATAGATATACTGATGATCCTCGGTCAGACCACTCTGCCATTGGTGAAGCTCAGTCGTATCCGGCTTGTAATCTACCTTACCAGCAGGATCCACGGCAAAGACCCCCTTGGTGTCAGTAGCCTCGTCCCACTGGGTAAAATTCAACTGCTTGAACCGAAATTCCACATACTCACACTCGTCAATCCCCGTGCACTCCATTTGCATCTGCATCTGGTGCACGTAATAACTTGGGATTTCGTCCTTCCGTGCGCGGCTCATTGGACACTTGAACTCCACCAGACGCCCATACCGCATAGGATCCGCATCGGCATACCGAGGCACAATCAGGCCATCTGGAGATGCCCCGAGAAACGTATGAACTGGATGCTGGCAACACCCAACATCAAGAATATCGCAACCCGTCGTATCTTCGTAGATCTTCTTTGCCACGGGCTCAAATCGGGTTCCCCACACCAAGGCTGGAATAGAATTGAAAGGATTGCTATCGCTTCGGGTAGGCGGTTCCAACTTCTTCTCCAATAGCTCAAGACGAGATGCCGCAGACGTCCAGACCTTTGACACTTCAGAGGCCGTGATCATGGTCCCCCGCTGAGCATGCCAGGCATCCGTCCGCTGATCTTGCTTCCCATATAGACGCACCGTGCGCTCAAAGGCTCGGTCACGCATCCACATGCGTCCCACTTCACTCGTCATTAACTTTTGAGTCACTCGCATCACCTCCCCCTTCAGAAGGCGATACGAGAGGTCCGGCGATAGGGATTTGCACATCAAAGTAAAATGGCGTAGACGGGCGTTGAGGTGGGTGTATGGCCTGTTCTCCAGTAGATAGGACGTTAATGCCTCCTCCATTGGAGCTCTCTATCTTGCTGTCCGAAAGTTCGTTTTTCAGCTCGCGCAGCCGTGCCTCAAAGTCGCCGGCACCCATCACGCCCATCTCCGAAGATCGGGAGAACATGTCGTCATACATCTTCTTGAACTCTGTGTCATACTCCTCTATCTTGTCAAGCGGAAACCCAGCCTCCTCAACTGTCCACGCCACCTCACCCTCGGCAAACACCGGGTCCTCCATCTTGGACATCTCCCGAATTAGCCTCTGCTCGTCAAGTGCATTCACTTCCGCGAAACGGGGATCACGAGGAACCTGCAGTGTTGCCTCTCGCTCCTTGATGGTCACATCTATGGCCTGGAGATCGGGAGTGAGAAGCATACCGGGAGCGTCAATTGCCGCCATTTATACTTACCGCATAGACCCACTTTAAGCGACAATACCGCAGTAAGAACATAATGGAGACCATCCAAAATCGTGATCATTGGGTTCTTCACCGCCTAGAGAAGTTCTATTCTGACGAGGACAAGTTCAAGAAGGTGCAGTGCATTCTGTCCGGCGAGTCCAAGGTTAGTCTGCGCCTACTGGATTGGCTCGTGACCAATTACGCAAAGAAGCACAATGTTGCCTACCTCGTGGGAAGCCGCCATGTCATTGTGTATCTTGCCTACAAGTCCCACCTGAAGGCCTATAGCAAAAAGATGTTTGACCCGTTCTGCCGTTGGAAGCGTATTCAGTTCATGGGTCTGGATACAACGGTTGGACAGCTGAACTTCTTTGAGTGGGCAATTCAGGATGAGGTGCTCAAGTATCTGGAGGACAATTACGAGACCATTCATGCAGACATGGATCAGTGCTCTACGACCATTCAGCCCAAGACGGCGGCCGATGGAACCCGGCGCAAGAGGCATGAGCTTAGTCGGTCGGCAACAAAGGCCGTGCGTCACCACGATGTTAAGGTTGTTGTCTCCTTTGAGTAATGCAGTCGGTATTGGATCCATCTGTCCTCTACACAGATCTCTCGCGGGATGTAGTAGAACACGATGTGGACGTTGTCTCTGATTTGTGGACCATGGATGAGCGCGATGTCTACCGCGGGTCTCGTGATATACAGTATACGCATGCCAATGTGTATTGGCTCTACACGGAAGAGTTGGAACGCACCGGATTGGTAGAGCACTCACTTACCGACCATGCCGACTTTCGGATTTTATGGTTCAATGAGAACCCATTCGCCATGCTTTTGCAGGAGGAATGGACGACTGGAGACAGTCTGTGGTCTGTGTTGCCGCGCACAACGGTTGAATTCTTTTTGGCCAAGGACTGGACGACGCCTCGCCAGATTCTAAATGCATGTCTGGGTGGATCTACCCGCATTCTCACCTTTCATGATGTCCTGACCCCCCCTACTGTCAATAGTTGCTCGGTGTGCGGACTAAAGTCATTGGCTGTACTCCAGTGTGGAGACGGTCAAGCCCCGCTGGATTTCCCATCCAAAGCAAAAATAGTATTTATTGATGCTGACTTGTATGTTTGCGAACCCCCTAGTGGTTCACGTGTGTGGGACCTTCTTGGCTTTAGATCGCCGAAGGCTGTGCGACCCGACGACGTGCCTGCTTCGCCGGTGTCTGAGCAACCGGAGCAGGTGCCTGAGCCACAGGCTGCTGATCCTCCTGATCCTCCTCACCATGATCCTCCTCAGCCAGAGCCGTCGGAATCTCAACCGACGCAGCCGCAATAGGCTCATCAGACTCCTCCTCGGCATCAAACATCTGCGCAGCCGTAACACGCTGCTGAGCAGACACCTGTGCGTAGGAGATACGCCATGTCACGCCAAATCCCTGACCAGACACATAGATGCTCGGGCTCACAATGAACCGTGCCTCCATGCGCTTCGGGAACACATCCGAGAGATTCTCGGGCGTCAGCTTGATCGGGCGGTTCGCCATATCCACCGCATCCATGCTGACCGTGAGAGTACCCTTGTCGTTCGGGTAGACAGGCACCTTCATGCGGAAGCTAGGCGGATACTTACCATTCGGCACCCACTCAGCGCCCTGCTTCTCAACACTAGGACTGACGAGCGACTTCATGCTGTCACGGAGGACATCCTCCTTGCGAGCACGACCAAACCACGACGTACTACGCTCCACAGCCGTCTTGATGACCTTCTCCTCAAGATCCTTGAGGAAATTGTACATCTGCCCAATCTCACCCGCATCTGCACCCGCACGCTCCTTGGCATACGAGTCGCAACCGCGCAGACTGGCGAGCATGGTGTAATTGACACCGTTCTCAGTCTCCTTGATGGACACGCCCATGGGATACTGAATCTTGGGAATCCTCATCTGGAGATTCTGCCCATTGTACTTGATCGGGATACTCTTGGACCCATTGTTCTTGCTGATGCGGATGTCGCCGAAGGTGACCTTGCTGATGTCGAGGTTAGAAGCGTTGATGGTGGCATTGACGGACATTTTGATCTGATTGTGTGGTCATATTACTCTGCTAATCTGTAGATCCATTTTGTCCGCACATTTCCACTTTCAAGAACTATTCTATAGAAGAGCAATGGTAAGGTGCGCAGCGACAAAGCGAAGAGGCGTAACAATGCAGTGTCTGGCAAATGCAATGAGTGGGCACTCCTTGTGCGGGACGCATGCCCGAGCAAAAAACGTAGAGTTGTGGATAGATACCCACAATAAAGACCAGTCTATCGTGCTATGTCAGTCACTGGCCCGACGATGGCTCGTTCTTCATCATCTGCGCCTTGCCGGGCCCGGTGTTCTTTCCCGTAAAGACCTCGCCAATGACGAAGAGATTGTCTCATGCACCGAGGCATCCAAGCAGCATCCACTTGACTATTTTGCATTTGAGGAGAATGGCAAGATATGGTGGTTTTCTTTTGCATCTATTTGGGTCTGGTCAATGAAATCAATTGAACCAGTCAATCCCTATACCCGAACTCCATTGACGACCGTCATTCGCAAGCGCCTCCGAGAGATGTGGGCCCTGCGGATGCATCGTAGATTGCCCGTACCTGCAGATCCGATTGGCGGAGACGAGCGTATACATCAGCGATGGATTATGCTATGCCAGATCTTTGCCGATAATGGATTCACAGAGGTATCAATTGAGCAACTGATGGCCCTTGGGAAACTATCTCATATCGCCGTGTGGCGTTTCTTGAAAGACGATTGTGTCCTCGCCGCCCGAAGCTGTTCCTACATGTTGTCCTCACAGGTGATGGCCGGAAATGTCCCGAGTTATATTGTCAATTCTCTGCGAATGATGATACGGCTTCTCACTCTGCAGAAAGAACCCTATGTCACCGTATTTCTTGTCATGTCTGCGATCTATAGGTGTTGAACGACCCCCTCCCCCCGTTTGTGGAAAAGAAAAGGGTTTAGATGACCGCCGATGGTAAGAGTATACCAGTGCGTTAAAGATGTCCGCCTCTTCTTCTGTCAATAAGTCAAACAAGATGCCTGCCAAGAAGGATACCGCCTCCGCCGCCCCCGTTGTCGCCGCCGCCCCGCCGGCCGCCCCCAAGGCCGTTGAGCCGAAGGCCCCCAAGGCCAAGGCCGTCAAGGTCGCCACCCCCGCGAAGGCGGAGGCCACGGTGCCCACGGTTGCCACCCCGGCCGCTGTGCCGGCGGTGGTTGTCGCCACGGCCTCGTCGGAGTCCCAGCTGGTGGCCCTCGCCGAGACGCTCAAGTCGCTGAGCGCCGATCTCTCCACGCGCGTCCGTGACGCCGTGAAGGCGGTGCAGGAGGCGGCCAAGTCCGCCAAGCGCGAGGCCCGTGACTCCAAGAAGAAGAAGAAGGTTGACCCGGCCACGCTCACCCCGGAGCAGCGCGCGGCCTGGGAGAAGCGTCGCGCGAACAACGCCTTCCTGGTCCAGCGCCCCCTGACGGAGGAGCTGTGCCACTTCATGGGCCTCAAGACGGGCGAGACGCGCTCGCAGACGCAGGTGACGAAGTTCATCAGCGAGTATGTCAAGAAGCACTCGTGCTTTGACCCCTCGTTCAAGCGTCGCATCCTCCCGAACGCCGCGCTGGCCAAGCTCCTGCGCGTGTCGGACAAGGACGAGGTGACGTACCTGAACCTCCAGTCGTTCCTGAAGGTGCACTTCATCAAGTCGGCCCCGAAGGCGTAAATATCTGTATAAGATAAATGCCTAGCAAACAGTTCAAGGAAGACAGTGCGATACTGCACGCACACCGTCAAACATGGGAGCCCGAAACAAAAGCAGAAGGCGAGGCTTTTCTGGCAAAGTATACTCCCAAACAAATTGAAGATGCCTTGCACCGCGTAGAGCACCACAAGGCAAAACGAGGACCCAAGAAAGGGTCCAAGAAGGCACCCAAAAAAGGCGGCAAGAAAACCCGCCGTCACAAGCTCTTTTAGCTCAGAGGTAGAGCACCCGCTTTGTACGTCGCTTCCTTCGGTCGCTCCTTACAACTAGCGGTAGGTCAGTGGTTCAAGTCCACTATGGAGCACACTCGCGGGCTCGTTCCGCACACACTCGCGGGCTCGTTCCGCACACTTCACTTCTTTAGCTCAGAGGTAGAGCGATTGCTTTACACGCAATAGGCCGATGGTTCAAGTCCATCAAGGAGTACACTGCACCACCGCGTTCATCGTCTAGTGGTTAGGATCAAAGATTTCCAATCTTTAAACTGGGGTTCAATTCCCCATGAACGCATGTATTGCTACGGATCTCCGTGTCAATACTTTCTGTTCGGAATACAATGAAGACTAAGGGAGGAGTTCGGCGCAGAACTCGTCGGGGTGGTACCATGAGTGACCCGCAAAGGGTGCTGAGAGCCAAGCAGACCGAGCACGTTCAAGATGCACGCGAAGACAAAATTCAGGAACTCGCAGCCGCAATTAAAATGCGTATTAATAAAAATAAATCACGCCTAGACTGGAGACGCCCTTCACCAATAACAATTGCTGAACTAACGCGTCTTCTTGATGAGAACGACCGGCTCTTGGCAAAGGGCAAGGGTCGGCGGGTTACACGTCGGAGGTAATCAGTTCATGCGGCATTTCCAAGTACAGAACTGTGCTGAAGAATGGAGACATGCGGCCGTCTAATACAAGCGCACGCTGCTTAGAATTTTCCTTCAGTGTCTTTGTCATGCGGACGAGCACCTGACGTTTATCCACGATGGACTTGACCTTGATCTTGCAGGTATTTTCGTGCCATGCGCACAGACTTGACTTTTTACACGAATTCTCTACCATTTGCCCACATGGTGTGCGAACCTTGTTCACAAACTGAACCGGTTCATTCACTTCATCCCAGTAGGCCTCTCTTTCCAGCCATGCTGCCAAATCTCTATACAGTTCAGCTCCAGGGGTTCTCACAGCATTTCGCAGGTCCTCGTGGTCTGCTTCCTGGATATCCTTTGATAACGAGAACATCAGAAACTCAAACAGCTCGGACGAATAGGTGATTTCACTTGCAAGTTTGAGATCCTCTGCATTCGGTTTTCCGCTGACAAGTGCGTCTTCCGTCTTCTTCCGAACCGTGTCCATGACTTCCCGGACAGGTTCCTCTTTGACCGCCTTCTCTGGCCGAAACGGTGCGCGAAACCCGGACTCCAGCATGAACTCAGTGTATTCGCCTGAAAAGGAGGCCAACTGGTCGGTCTGTTTGAATCCAGCGTGCCGTGTGCTGGTCAAGAAGGTAGAGAGTGTTTGCATAGTCGGCAACTCTTCGGGCTTGACATCTGCATATCCAGTTCTCACTGGAACGCCCTCGGGAATATCTATATTCACGGGCAGCACGGGCAGGACAACCTCCTGTGGAACAAAGACCGCCTGGACGCGCTCAAAGGGATCCAGAATAACCTGATACGAGGCCATATTCTTTGCCATTAGCTCCTTGACGGCATCATCAAAGGTAGGCACCGAAGCCGCACATGCTTGCGTGTGAAGCCTACGAAGGGTACTCTTTGCCGGCTCATCAAACTTGCCAATGTCCGCAACATAGTCAAGCTTCGTACCTATGTTTCCAGCACGACGGGATACTTTCCCAAGCACATCCGTGTCTAGCAGAACAATCGTGCGAGACAGCGCACTGGTCTTGTCAGACCAAAAGCCGCAAGCCAGTGTGTTTGAGGCAGTGTTGATCCGTATCACGCGGCAGTCAAGAATGAGAGAGACGTATTCAATTTCATCCATGCGAGAGAGCGTCTCCTCCCGAAATGCCTTGTCAATGCCCTCTACTATACGTTCAATAAGTGTATCGCCATCTCCCATGGCTGTCCATGTGCGAAAGAAGGAACACTGAAGGATCTTGTCCTTTGCGTGGGCCGGTGTGGGAACAGATCGCTTGTCATCCAGCAGAGTAGGAAGGGTCTTGCGAGGAAGGCCCATGCCGACGCGGAACATATCGGTTGCCGAGGCTTCAATTCGGTTTCTAGGACAGGTCTTCGGGTAATTCGTCTTTACACCGAGGCGGCCCGCCAGATCAGCCGGCAGATAGGCGATACGAAGAGGGGGAATGACACCCGAGGTCAGCACATAATAGTCATCAATCTCTGCCTTTGCTCCCAAGACAGCCGCGCTTGCAGCGGATGCAGGTTTCAGGTAGCAACAAGGGACCTTTTTCTTGCTCACCGTCTTGGCCGACGGATCCTTGAAGTCGGGATACTTGAAGCCGGTTTTGCGCTTGATTACGGTAAATTCGCGGGTATCTTCCTTGTCTGTGATGCGAACCTTTCCATTGCACTCCGGGCATCGCTGGATCTTGTCCTCGCCCGTGACAAGCTGGTCTTCCGACAGGGGGATTTCATCGCGAATGCACCAGTATTGAGGACAGATGGCAGTGCCCTTGGCAACCGCCAGCTTTTCTGCTTCGGGTGCGCTTGAGTAATTGTACTTGTCGCCCATTCGTGCCTGGTCGGCGGGGGTCAAGACAACAACCTGAGCCAGCTTTTCGCACTTCCTAGAGTAGTCGTCATCCACAAGATCAGGATCAATCTGCAGAATGCGGTTGTTGAAGTAATTGTGTGTGGTCAGTGGGCCTCCCTTCTTCACCTTGAGCACCGGTGCAGCCGGAGCGGCAGCGGCGTTGCTCAGACCGGGCTCGGGGGCAGCGGCAACTTCGGCAATGTCTTCGGCAAATGCGCCGAGATCAAACTCATCTTGAATTTGTACCGTTGTCGCCACACCGGCAGCGGGCTCTACAACTTCCAAGCGCCGAGGGCATACAGCATTCACCTCCTCCTTGTCAGACGTCATGACATATCTCAGCATGCTCGCGTAGCTGAGCGCCCGATCCATGTTCTTCACGAACTTGATCATGACATCCTTTGACGAGAAGGAAATCACCGGGTAGCTGTTAATGACCTTCTCAAAATTGAAGCTTTCATCCTCCTCAAGGCGCTTGATCTTTTCCGTCACCGCAGCCGCTTCCTCTGCAGACAAGCCCAGTTCGGTTTCCAGAGATCCCTCGGCCTGAAGAACCACATATGCACGAAGAACATCATCGGGAACATCCGTATCCTTGTCCGCTCGCAAAAGGCGAAATGTGCTCTCCTGATAGCTAAAAATACTCTGCAGGCAGTTGAAGCGCCGCATGTCAAACTCCGAGATCTCCTTGGCATAGGACGCAAGAACGGAGAGATCGTTGAGAACCCAACGAGAAGGAGCAATGTCCGTCTCCACAAGAAACGGCATCACTGCGTCCAGTGACTTCATCCACTCCAATGTTGTCTCCTGCAGTTCCTTCAGGTCCTCCTCGGAGGCCTTGGATCGCCATGTACTGACCGTAATGTCCTTGGGTGTAATTGCAATCCGATCAAACGAGCCCCGATCCTTGCCACGGTAGAGCAGCAGAGTTGGGAGTCGGCGCTGAGGCTGGGTTCCCGCCGTCCATGCCTTCCACATCGGCACATCCAGATACGGCTCCTTTGTAGCCGGATTTTCTACATAAAATTTGTGACGCGTGATTTCGCTTTTGGATGTGAAATAGCTGATCACCGGCGTCTCCTTGGACACTGTCAGTCCATAGAAGATCTGTTCAAACCGGACTCGGGGCGATGTAAAGCGAGTAGAGATCAGAGGAATATACCACTTTGCTCGGAGAATGGATGTGTGGGCAGGTTTGGGGGCCTTGAGTTTCAGGAGAGACACGACTTGCTCACGAGCCGCCTTGAGAGGAATTCGCAGCGTCTCAATGTTGGGAGGTGTAGAGGATTGGAAAAAGGGGAAATACACCTGCTTCACGGAATCGCTGGTTTCCTCTGTGAGCTCCACCGCCATAAGTCCGAGCGCCTCCTCTGGATGTACCGTTTCAAACAAGAGCTGCCGAGCAGGAACCGGCTTGTAGGCTTCGGGAAGAGTGACGTCCATCGGCGGAAGGGGAAGAACCGCGGACTTTTCCTCCGGCACACCGAGAATGCGCCATTCCCGAAAGGCATCTGCAGGCGCAAAGAGCGGACGAACAAACTCCTCAACCGCTTGCCAGTCTTCGCGAGAGACATCGCGGGCCGAGACGCCCGTTCCCGTGCGAACGTAAGAAAGATAGGCATCCATCGTCGCAGATGGGATGCTGCTCTTTCCATGAGACATGCGGTAGAACAGATCCATCCATCGCTTCGGGTTTGACGAGTAATAGTCCTTCGGCAGCTCAATCTGAACCTGAAGGAACAAGCGATCAGGGTGGGTTTGCTTGGCAAGAGCAACATATTGCCGAACCGTTTCAATGGTATCATCCGGAAAGAAGGATACAATTGTTGATGAGCCTTCCAAGGGCAACTTCAACTCCATTATAGTGAGGTTAGATAGGATTATCCGTAATTTGCATTCCACAATACGGAGTAGGCTTCTGCGCATAATTCACAGAGGTGTAGATGCCGATCTTGACGGCATCGTGCAGAAGCCGCTTAAAGTTTGACCAGAATTCTTGAGTGTGTCCAATTGTCTCTGTCATCAAGTGCGCCATTTCATGCAGCATCACGAACATAACGGTGTTTTCCTCAATGAGTGGATACTCGGGAGCCCTTGTCTTGTCGCGCAGGCAGACGACAATCTTTTGCCCCTTGTTCTCGGAATACGATGTATCCTTGGACGACATGTCATTCTCTACAAAGCAATCGGGCCGGAACCGAGCAAGAAAGCGGGCAACTGGGGGATCTGCAGCAAGAGCCGGTTCATTCGCATAGCTGGCCCGGAGTTTCTCAAGCTTCTCGCAAATGCTCGCCATTCGCTTCACGGCCTCCTCCTTGTTGGGAAGGTTCTGTATCTCATACACCTTTCCATCGGGACCCGTCATGGGGGATGTGTTTCTAGGCCCGGCAAAGTAGGAAAGGGCCAGAACAGTGGTTACGCCAATGGCTACAGGTAACATTACTTAGTCACGAGATTTAAGCCGAAAGCCCCTCCAGCCCACGGCCGCCGGACTTGAAAGGGTCCGGGTCAATCGTCGTGTTCAGGAACGGGCCGACCTGTCCCTGCGGGTTCGGCTGCTCCGAGCGGATGTCGTAGGTCGGGTTCCGGTTGGTCTGCGCAATACCAATGATGTTGATATTGGAGTGGTACCCAGACTGAAGGAAGTTCTGTCCCTTCAGGTCATCGCCACTCGCGGGGTTCACGGCGGCCCACGAGGCGCCGATCTTTCCCTTGGGGAGAAGCTCATCCGAATTCAGGGTTGTCTCCTGGTACGTCTGCTGGGAGGCCGGGGTGCGTCCCTGCATACCGGCGGCGGAGGCGGCGTTGCCACCCATGCTAAAGGGCAGGCCCATGTTGGGGCCGGCCTCCGACAGGGGGGCAGTGGGTCCGGTACCACCCAGCTCCTCAGCGCGGTCCAGCAGAGAGCCCTTGGCGCCACCATAGGACGTGAACAGCGTATAAAGAACAACGACGCCAGCAAGCACCAGGCCCAGGCGAACAAGTTTCGGTTGCGTAAGCTTCATTCTATGTTTATACTGACGGAAAGACAAATTTCGCGATGACGAAGTTTTTGGATCCACTCATTCAGGACGTCATTGAAAAATTAAAATCAGCCGACATGCAGTCGGCGCTGGAGACAGAGGTCCTGCGTCCCCTTATTTCAAGGGTGCTCAACATCTTGTACCCCTACTTATTTGGGGTCATGCTCCTCTGGCTGATGATGTTCGTTTGTCTTGCCCTTATCCTCGTCATTCTGGTTCGGGGCAGCCTGATGGACATTCTCGGGAAATAGCAGAGTCACAAGATCTCCTCGGCGACGGCCCCAGATGCCTGACACGCCTCGTGTCTTTGCCTCCTGGCGAAGCTCGCGGATCGTCATCTTCTCCACCTTCATTGCCTGGGGGAGCTCGGGCATATTGAGAAGATTGACCAGCTCCTCCTTGGACTTGCTATAATACATCTTGATGCGGCGCGTCTTTGCGATAAGCTTGAGGTCGGCAAGATACATTGCGCTGTAATCGGGGGTCTCCATGGTGGGGTTTCTTTCGTTTGATTGGAACCGATCCGTTTTGCCGACCGGACACTC